GCATTTTGAATGCCACGAATGTGATCACGAACAAGACCTGGAGGTGCCGCTTTCAGCGGACTTTTTTTGGCCTGACCTCTGAGTACATGCAGAATGTTTATGAGCAGTTCTTCTTTTTAAAATATTCAGGAGGCTGGTCGTTCAGTGAGGCATACAATTTGCCTGTCGGCTTAAGAAAGTGGTTTGTCGAGCGTTTAATTAAACAGCTTGAAGACGAAAATGAGGCTATACAAAACGCAAATAAGGGGTCTAGTTCGCCTGGATCCTCAACGCAAACATTAACAGCCCACAACTCACCAGCACCTCCGCCCAATTGGGGCGGCTAAAGAAGGTAGGATCCAAATCCTGCCTTTTTCTTTATTTAACTAATTAAGTATAGTCTACGGAAACCTTTATTTATGGCCAACAAACTAACTCCACAAGAACAAGCCAGGCTTAACGAATTACAAAAGAAAGGCATGGACATAGCTGACGCTATCAATAAGATACTTGATGAGCGCAACACATCCATGCAAAGCCTTGCTGAAAGTCATGCTGCAGCGATACGGGACCTTGAGGCTCAAAAAAAAGCACTCCAAGACATTCTGGATCTTTCGAAAAGCCTTGAAACTGAAGAAATCAGCCGTTACGCTGAGCAAGAACGCCGCAATCAGTTAACTGAAGTAGAAAACCAACTTAAATTAAAACAATTAGATCTTCTTCGCGCTGAAGTCAAATTAGGGGATGTCTTGACCGAGGAGCAAGGTGCCAGACTAAAGGAATTAGAGAACGAAGAAAAACAACTTAAAAGAAACGAACAATCCTTTAAAAATATTGAAAAGACCGTCAGCAAGACAGGATTAAGCATCCACAACAATCTTGTTCAAGGCATGAACGATTTCGCTGTAGCAGCGAATCAAGGAAAACTCGGCGCTTTTGCGTTAGGTAAAATTATACCTGTAATTGACAAGGCGATATCTTCTACTATCTCTACTACCAAAAATCTTGTCCATGAAATGGATAAGTTAACAAAAGAGTTTGAAAAGCAGTTTCAACTAGGCCAACAATATACGAAGATGCTACAGGGTGTATATGTAGCCAATAATCAATATGGTGTTTCTGTATCAGAAGTACAGTCCAGTTTAAGTTCTTTGGTTACCATCACCACCGATTACACCATGATGAGCAAAGCTCAAAAAGGGATTCTGTTAGAAACCGGCGCTGTACTCCAACAGTGGGGTGTTTCAGCACAAGATTATGCTCAAGGTCTACAGAATTCCATGAAGCTATATGGTCAAACACGCCTTGAGGCCGAAAATACTTCTCGCGAGCTACTTCAAACAGCGCGAGCACTTGGTGTTGCCCCAGCGCAGTTATCGGCCCAATATGCACAAATGGGCCCATCACTGGCCAAGTTTGGAGCCCAAGGCGAAAAAACATTTAAAGAATTAGCTCGTGTTCAAAAGCTCACGGGTATGGAAATGGAAAAAGTTCTTGCACTCACTAACAAGTTTGATACTTTCGAAGGCGCTGCTCAACAAGCAGGTCAGCTAAACGCGGCATTGGGAGGCAACTTCGTAAATGCTATGGATCTAATGATGGAAACTGATCCCGTCGCGCGTTTTGAGATGATGAGAGACTCTCTCACACAAGCAGGGCTTTCCTTTGATGAAATGTCTTATTATCAAAAGCAATTCTTTGCCGAATCAATGGGTCTGTCAGATGTGGCCGATTTAGCTCTTTTGATGAGTGGGAACACTGATTTAATGACCAGCGCTACAAACAAGTCTGCAAAACAAATCGAAGAAGAAAAGCGCGCTGCCCAAGAACAATTAACTATTAAAGAAAAACTTGCAGCCGCCCAGTTACAAATTGCAGAAGCCTTTTTACCTCTTATACCTATTTTTGATGCGTTAGCGACAGGCTTGCTTAAAATATCTCCAATACTTAAATATGTTTCGATTTTTCTCGGCGTGATTGGATTCAAAATGGGTGTTGTCACTGCTGTGGGCTGGATTAAAAAGCTGGACCTCCTTAAAGACGGGTTTAAAGGTCTGGCTGCAGCCGTCAGGTCCACTGGATCTGCGATGAATGTCGTATACGGCGTTGTAGGTATGCTGGCTTACTACTTATTCGAAAAAGTCTTTGCTAGCAACTTCTTACAAGGTATTGGAAAGCTTGCCGTCGCATTTACCGGCCTATCGGTAGCTATTATTGCAGTCAGAACTGCCATGCGAGGTGGTCTTCTCTCATCTCTCGGTAGTGTGGGAGGAATGCTTGGCGGTCTAATAGGTAAAGTTGGCACCCTGACGAGAGGTATGGGGCGCCTTGCTATGAGTGCAGGCCGCGGCCTTCTCGGTGCTGCCAGAGGAGTGGGTGGCGTTGCTGCCCGCATGGGTGGTGGAATGATGGGCGGCGCCGGGCGCATGTTGGGAGGCTTAGGTCGATTTGCATTGGGCCGCGGCGCTTTAGGAATGCTAGGCCCTGCAGGCCTTGCGGTAGGCGCTGGAATGATGGCTTATAAATATAGAGGCAAGATTGCTGGCGGTGCAAAGAAAGCTTGGAAGGGGGCAAAAGGCCTCTTAGGATTTGACGCAGGAGGCTACACGGGCCCTGGCGCCTCAGATATGCCTGCGGGTATGGTGCATGGAAACGAAGTAGTTGTACCTGGAGTTAGAGGCAAGCAAGGCGCTGACTTCTTGGTTCCAGCATTGGTACAGGCTTTTCAGCAGATGGGTGCTAGCGCCGGCGGCAAACAAGAGGTCACAGTTAAGATTGACGCATCTGACAAGTTCTTGACCCAAGTTAACGGCGCCACTAATCAAGCCGTTTCCAACGTAGCTAAAGATATAGCGCTTGGTACGGGCGGCGCACCCCTTCCAGGGGGAACACTTACTTGATAAAACAAAAACCAAACTACGTATTATTAACGGCAGGAGGATTTCAGTAAATGTCTGACGATAGTCCAAAAAATAATCTTTTTAATGCAGGTTTCTATGGCCGGCCGGATGTGACCAAAGATCGCCTAGGCCGTGATCTCGGATCTATGAAAAGTGATAGTTATGCTACGAGCATTCCTATCTATGATGATGCTGGAAACCTACAAGAGGGGCAAGACCCCGCTGCAAAACCGACGCCAACCTCGACCGTAACTACTGCTTTCGTAGACGGCTCTGATTCATTAGCGAATAAGGGTATGAATATTGGATTTGAGCACGTGCCAACTGGAAATAAAGTGGCGTTTAAAGCATTTATCACAGCTTTTAATGAAACTTATTCCTCCGATTGGGTTTCTGAAAATGTTTATGGCCGCGGCGATCCTATCCATATGTTTAGAAACACCAGTCGCAACATTTCTTTAGCGTGGAAGATTCCGGCCGCCACAGAAGGCGAGGCCTATCAAAATTTAGAAAGACTACAGCGATTCATTCAGTTTTTATATCCAACTTATACTAATGTTCAAAACGCTTCAACCATCAACCAGTCCCCTTTGGTGCGATTAAAATTAATGAACCTTGCCCAAAAATCCAGTTACAGGGATAATTTTCAAGGTTTTTATCTAAACAGCACAGGTGACACCCCTGGTTTGTTAGGGATTATTAAAAATGTCAGTATACAACATAATTTAGATGGTGATGCAGGGGTTTTTGAGGCTGTTGCTGGTCCCGATAGTCATTCTGCAGCAAAGATTTTACCCAAAGTGATTGAAGTTAATATGGATTTTGGCGTTATTCACGAACACACCATGGGTTGGGATACCAGCACTGGTGTTTTTGGGTCAGATCCAAACGCCGCCAACGACAAAGGCCAAGGCGGTAGATATTTTCCTTACAACTTGTCCATAGACCAAACAGATCCTGCAATGAGTTATAACGACGCCATGCAGAGTCAAATAGGTTATTCTGAACAAGCCTCACTCGAAAGAGAAGCAGCAACCGGCCAACCCTCTTCCGAGCAATCAATTGAAAATGCCAAAAGCGAAAATGAAAAAGCTTTAGCGGCCATGGGGATCGAAGTGGTATCCCACGAAGAGTGGAACACCATGTCCAGTGCAGAAAAAGACGCCTATGATGAGCAATTCTCAGACGTTGAGTTTGACGCTTATGGGGTGATAGTAGGGGAATAAATGAAATGCCAAGATATAAGAACACTAAAATAATAGATAATGATTTGGAGTTTTATGAATTTCTTCGAGAGAAGCGACAAGTAAGAACTTCCATTGTACACTACTCAACACCAGCTTTCGTCAACCCCAGTTCACTTCAAAGAATGAATTTGACAACCGTCAAGCATATATGGACTTACGGTGATCGATATTATAAACTAGCAGACAAACACTATGGAGATGTTAACTATTGGTGGGTTATTGCATTATATAATGGATACCCAACTGAGGCCACTATTAAGCCAGGAGATATGATTTATATTCCGCTAGATTTAGAGGAAGTTTTGACTGTTATGGAGGCATACTAGCATGTCGGATAACAACACGCCACCTCGCGGGAAATTCGCGTATCTACGCCGCCGCATGGGAGAGGAGGGCATTTGGATCACTGAGCAACTCAACTGGTCCGAGTTTAATGAGTACTCGTCCGCCAGCAAAGCCGCTCTCTACGCAACTCCCGGCGCAATCCCACCGGAATGGTACCCGGAGGGAATGCAAGTTGCCACACAAGAATTCTATGACGACATTGTAGAAAAACAGTGGGACGCTTACTATGAAACAGAAGCCGGTGGCGCCACGGCAAACCAGCGAGAAGCAAATTTCTCCGCAATGCAAGAGTGTGCAAAAAATTGGAACGGCAACATCGAATCTATTAAAGCCGCAACGACAAATTTAAGGTCACAATTAGTAGCAGTTGTAGGCACAGATTTTCAAAAAACCATCGAAGAAAAATTTCCTAACTCCCTTTCTGCCAACCAAACTAGAGCAGTT